GTTACAGGACTTACATACTCTAGTTTGTTACCAACTTTGGTTACAAGACCTTTTGCTTCAAACATTTCTAGTAATCCACTGTATGGGTCCATTCCTGTTTCATAAGGTATCTTAATTTGCACACCTTCAAAAGGTTTGCTGTATCGTGACTTCATCACTTTACATGCTGCTCTAATACCTTGAACAGTACTGGTTTTGTTACCATCCTCATCTTCTTTGAGTTTTAGTTTTTTCATTGCTACAACAATACTACTTGCATAGATAAAGCCTTGACCTCCAGAAATTTTATCATCTGGGTCAAACATATCCTGCGATGCATAAGTGTGGTTAGTTGCAACTATACCTACTGGGAATGGTGCAATCTGATTAACCATATTACGCACTAATGCAGTCAATGCCTTTGGCTTTCTACCCATATCACCTTTCATGTCACCTTTTTGGAATTGGTCAACATCAGTTGGTGTAAGTAGCATACCTAAACTATCAACAACAAACAACAACTTCGGCATTTCATCATACTCTAAATCGCCATAGTTTGTTTTGTAGTCTTTCATAAAGTCACTCATAGTTTTAGCAACATCATCGATCATGCTAACACTAATACGCAACAATTTTTCAGGTGATGTATCAACATCAAGTGCTTGCAACCATTCTTCATCAAGTGCGTTCTCTGAATCAAACAACACTACTTGACAGCCTTGGTCTTGAGCATTCTTTACAATGTTTCCAGAACAGATAAAACTTTTACCTGATCCTGACTCTCCTGCAAAAACACTAACTTTACCTAGTGGAATACCTTGTTTAAAGTCTCCACTTATTAAGTAGTTTAGTGTGTAGTTTCCTGTACTAATCCAATCCTGTGGATCGTGGAAGCCTGCACTAATGCCCGAAATAGACTTAGTGACAGCCGTCCTGAATTTAGTTAAGTCAAATGGTTTTTGCATGATGTCTCCTTATGATTGACGGTTACGAATCATTGCAAGAATATCATCTGCACTTGCTGCTGACCCTTCTGCTGCAGGTGCCGCTTCAGCCGCTGGTGCTGGAGTTGGTGCAGGAGTAGGTGCTGGTTCCGCTACTGGTGCTGGTGCACTTTCTGCTACAGGTGCTGCCGGAGCCGGAGCCGGTGCTACTGGTGCTGGTTGTGCTGGTGCCACAGTGCTTTGAACTGCTGTGCTAGGTACTTCAACGCCATATGGCTTGTAGAAGTTACCCCATCTTGCTGGATCATAAAGTTCGCCATCTACAGATGCCGCAAACATTTCACTGATTGCTTGATATGCGTCTGCTGAAGGTTGTGCTGGTAAGAAATCTTTTAGATTAAACAAACCATATTGGTCAATTGCTGCCAATTGAGTTTCATCTAAGCCTGATTCTTTACGAGCCCACTTACTAGTGTTGTAATCTGCATACTGTCCTTTTGTAGTTTTACTTACACGGAAGTCAGTACCGTTTACATAATCAGTTGGAATATTTTCCATATCTGGGTCCATCAAAGATGACTTAATGATATTAAAGATCTGTGGCGAAATCACAAATCTACGAATTGGGTTTTCAGGTGCTTGTTCGTTGAGAGGATTCTCAGTTACAAACCCTTGGAAGATATATGAACGCTTCTTCCAATACTTACGACCCATGTCTTCTAATGAAGCGTCTTTAAACCAAGGACGTACTTCAGTTAATACAGGACATGTGTCACCGTACATTTCACCACAAGGTACCTGTACAGTTACAGGCTTGTTCTCACCACCTTTAACTCCTGGGAAAGTCAAACGAATCATTTGTCTTTCTACCCAAAAGAAATCATTGGTAGTATCGCCATCAGGTAAGAAACGAAGTGTTGCACTTGTTCCTTCATCGATGTTCCAGTGTGGGAAAATTGCGTTGTCACTTTGCTGTGACGATTGATTGGAACCTTTTGATTCCATTGCCGCGAGCTTTGCTCGGATTTCTGCTAATGAGGCCATAATGTTTTCTCCTTTGTATGTGCCATGTTTGCCATGTGTGTTACTGCGAAATGCAAGTAACTTGGTTATTATAAATGCCTAGATAAACAAAGTCAACCGTTTCTTAAGAATGTTGACACATTTTTGTTTAACAATGTTATTTAGCAAAAAACCGTCATTAAGTGGGTTTTTTTGGCAATATTACTAAATAAGCATTGTTAATAATCTATCATAAGTAAAACAAATAACACAAAATGGACTTAGACAAACTTAGAGACAGGGCAGAACTATTCACACTGATTTCAATATTTTTAGTTAGTGTAATTGCTTTGACTCCAGCAACATAAAAACCTCCTCCCATAAAAAAACCCGCTTACTGCGGGTTTTTTAGTTCTACTCTGTGCGACGTTATCTCAACGTTTCTTCTTATAAAATAATAAATTTTTCTAAGTAATTCTCGTAATCAGTGCCCATGTCTACACTCTCGTTGTGTTGACTTCTTACTTGATTGGCACTTAATAAGCAACTCTTAATTGCTCCATATTCGAATTGGTTAAGTTGACCGCCTGATGTTATTTTCTTGCTGATGCCTTGTAGGTATGTACTTAGTTGTGGATCTTTTGATGTATAACTAAGTTGATTAACTTGATGCCCTAGTTTTGCTTCTGGTGTAGCGAAGTCGATCATGTCATTTTCTCTTAGAGCATTTTTTAAACCTTCAAAACTTTCGTTTGCTATTGCTTTTGTTATGTAACTTTCAAATGCTTGTTTTCTAATAGATGCATTTTGTAATGTACCCATAACATCTGCAACACGTCTGTCAAAATGTTTAACAGTAAATTTGCTTTCTAAGTCTAGATCGTCTTCTAATATTTCAGCACTTTCTAATTGTGCTAAACTTTCTACTGCTGATTCGTATGTTTTAGTTCCACTTAGTTTGCTAAATGAATTCTTAATTTGGTTAATGTTCTCTTTTGCTAGTGAAACATATTCTTCGTTTTCTTCGTTAACAATTTTTGCTGATTGCACATAACGTACAAACTCACGAAGTTTTTTTAAGTCTGATGCCATTTCAACTATCTTTGTGCCTACTTCGTCAAATACTTCTCCACCTTTTTGTACATGACGAGCCATTGCTCTAGCCATTTGCAAATTATTTTCAGGAAGTTTAAAACGCTCGTCGCCACGTTGTATAAAGATACTGTGTATTTGTCTACTACGTGATCCACGTACCTCTTCGTTTACAGGCTTCTTATGCTTCACTACAATTTTAATATTTTCTAATGTTTGATAACTTGTTTTGCTTGATCCTTCTAATGAACCAAAGCCCTCCATAACGTCTGCCATGTCTTTCTCCGCTTGTCGTGCTATATCTGAACTTTCCCCTTTTGCTTTGATAGTTTTGTTAAATATTTTAAAGTCAAAATCCATTAATGAATCGTGGCTTAGATTCCTTAGCATTTTTCTCACTTTGTGATCTGCTAAATCTTCGCTAGTGTTTAACACTAATGTTTCTGTTGTTGGGTCTAATCTTACCAAAATATTTGGATTGCTGATTACAAATCTAGTAGCCTCAGTTGGATCTACTACTTGCTTTCCTTGTAGATCATAACTGTCTACTGGAAACCCAAAACCTTTGAGGATATTAAATGTTTTTTCTGCAATTGAAGATATATTTACACTCATAACTATATTTATCTTCTAAAGGAATCCAACTGGTAATGGGCCGTCATCCTCGTCATCTGCTGGATCGTCAATAATACCGCTATGTACAGCATCATAAATTGCATCTTCAAATGTACTAATATAGTTTATCATACGAACTTGTAACATCATTGCCATTACTAAGTCGTCCATTTCGCCTGGCTTGGCTGCAAAACTATTACCTCTGGAAACAAAGTTTTTAAGTTCGCTTATTAGTGCTTTACTTTTAACTGTTATTCTATCATGCTCAAGTAAACGTTTAAAATTTAAACAGGCTTCCATTTTACTTCTATGTCCTGTATGAAAGCCTTTACGTCCACGTTTGCCTTGCACTTTCTTTGGTTCATTCAAGAACTCTCCAGGGAATTGCTCTTCTCCTGTGTCTCTAATAACAACAAGAGCAGCTTCACCAATAGTGTTGTTTTCTACTGTCCAGTATAAGTTTTTGCATCCTGAATCACTTAGATACATTAATATGTCCATCATGATTTTCATTTGCCCTTCTACTGGTGTTCTATTATGGCACCACTCTCCTATTTGTTCCATCGCAGTTACGTCCATAACTTGAATAGCGGCATTGTCTCCACCTGTACCTGAACTAGGGTCTAATGTTACACTGTAGATATGATGTGGGCTAGGATTATTGTACCATCTGACTTGTCCCATATTTCCTGTTGGTTGTACACCTTCCATCTCTACTAGATACAAGGGACTAATAAGTGTTTCGTCATATATGATAAATTCACATTCGTGTTCACGTCTAAATCTTTCTTCGCCAATTCTAGCACGTTCTTCTTCTGCCCATATATCATCACGCTCTGGGTGTTCATTCCATCTTGCCAAGTAACCTTTAAATCCATTCCTGCCAATTTCTTGTTCGTTGCCGTGTTCGTCAAACAGTTTATTTGCTTCTGCCCAAATAAGTGCAAACGTATCGTCATCACTGTTAGGTGTGCTTGTTACAATACAACTACCACCTGTACTTAGTGTTGGAGATAGTGCTGTCCAAAACTCTTTAGCAATACGTGGTGGCACAAACGCAAACTCGTCTAAGTAAATAAGTGTTAAGGACATACCACGTCCAGTGTTTTCAGTTGTTGTGGTTGCTACAATACGCGAACCGTTATCAAACGTAATACTTCCTTTGTTGTATTCTGTTACACCTGCTCTGATATGATCTGGACAACTTTCGTATGCATATCTTACACGTTGCATAATCTCACTTGAGCCACTTGCTTTGTGTGCGGCTACAAGTATTGTACTGTCAGGCTTAAACATAGCATACCACAGCAAGTATCCTGCGGCTACAGTAGTTTTACCCATCTGTCTGCCCAGCATGTTAATACTAAATCTATTATTGTTATAGTTTTCTATTAAGTCTAACTGATAATCGTATGGCTCAAAGTCTATGCCTCCTCTAGTAGGATGCTGTATACGCATATGATTAACCATGAAGTATAATGCACCTGTGTCAGGGTGGGCACAGTTTTTAAAATCTCTTAATGTTTTTTCAGTGTAGGCTACTTTAGCATAACCTTGCTTGATTAAACTGGTATCTGCTGTTCCTCTAGCCATTGTTAATTCCTAAAAAGTTGTGTTCAGATGCATACTTAAATATTCCTTCTGCAATTTTTTTCTGCCCTTCTGCACTAGGATGTCCTCTAAACGATTTTGGATCTGGGTCTACTATATCAGTACCATTAAACACTTTGTTAGAAATTACTCTAGGACCTAAGTTTTCTGATATACCGCCTAATATTTTTCTTGTTCCAGCAGTTCTACCATTTACCCACCAAAATACATAATCAACATTATTATCTTCGAAGTATTTTATACCACGTGACAAATGTCCAACACAGTTTTCAATAAACTTCCACAATGTTTTTCTACTTGCTATGCCTCCCATTTTAGATTCACCAAATGGGTACCACCACATAACTTCTTCTTTGTACTTTAATAATTCTTCTTCTGATATGTTTTCTATAGGTATTTCTTCGCCATGTTCTTGTAATGTTTCTTGATCCATATATCTTGTCATAAAATACAAAGTCAATTCCCTCATATCTTCGTTAGAGGGAAAAGAAACAGGTTGCACTGAATTACCGTCTTTATCTTTAATTTGTTTCCATTGTCTATACCTAGCAGTTGTAAGTTCCATAACAACCTTTAAATTATCAAGAGAGCCGTGCTTTGCTTTGTATGCTTCGCAAAACTCTATAGTTTGATCAACTGTGGATTGTGGTGGTTTGCCGTTATAGCCGTGTTTGTATAACGTATCAGAACCTAGAAGTTCTGCTAAATGATCAGCATAACTAGGTGCTGGTGTTACAAATTTGAGGTTTTCGAACTCTTCGTTCCATCCAGTCGCATAACTAGAACCGTTAACATATAAATCTGACATGCAGATATTTATCAGCGGATTAGTTTGGCCTTCAGTGTATCGCGGAGTCTATCTATGATTGCTTGCTTGTCAGTAGTGTAAGCAGGGTCGTCAATTTCACCTGCACATGCATCACATTCTTCACCATCTTCATGGTCGTGATCATCTGCTTTAGGTTCTTCTTCTGGCTTTTCTTCTGGCTCTTCTTCAGGTTGGTCATCATTTTTTGGTAATGTGATACCTGCTAATTTAAGAACATCGTGAAGTTCCTGCATACT